GTTTTATAACTGCGTATTTATTTTTTTTAAACATCTTTTGCCATTTGTTTTGGTACAGCTTGTATGTTCCAATGTATAAATCTAAATGGTTCTATACCATGATCTACTGTGTATTCATGTTCTAGATAACCTGGAAAAATAATTAATGTTCCTGGTTTAGGTTTATAATGTATTAATTCTGTTCCACCCCACACACCATTTATATTAGGTTTCATTTTTAATTTAGTAGCTCTTGCACCTGTTCTTGGATCATGAAATATTGGATAAGAAGTTTTGTCTGAACATTTTAAAAAATAAAATCCTGATATATGTTGATTCCAATGTATGTGTGCAGAATGATGACCACCACCTTTTTTAGCAAACTCTTGTACCCATAATTCAGAAAACATAGTTGTATATTGTGTCATGTCAAAACCTTGATGATCTAAATACTCCCAAGATTTTTGACCAATATAATTTCTAAAATCTAAAAAATCATTGTCTGATGTTAATGGTGAGGAGTGATGAGAAGTACCAAAATCTCCATATTTTTTTATAAAATCTTTATTTCTTTTTCTAGCTTGATTGATATATTTATTACTAGATTTATTTAATGATTTAACAAATTCAGGTTTATATTCTGACCATATTGTTGTGTTAAAATAATTATTTATATACATATTATCTAAATGGTTTTCCTAAATGCCAAACAACCAAACTATACCTTATTCCTTGTGTTACTGGTTTTACTCTATGCCATACAAAACTAGGAAATACAATAATAGAACCTTTAGGTAATATCTCTTTGCATTGGACTCTATGTTTTGATTCATCTCTCATGTGAGGATCATAATTTCTAAAATCAAATTCTAATTCACCACCTGTATATTCAGATCCATCAGTTAATTGACAAGTCATAGATAATTTTCTTATTCTACCATGTTCAGGATTATTAGGATCTTTTTTATCATAAGGTTTATCCCAACTATCACAATGCCAATCATAATACTGGTTTAATTTATATTTTGTAAATTGACAAGACTCTGATCTTTCCCAATCAAAATTCCACCCTGCATTTTTATTTGCTTCATGAACATAAGGATGTATTTCTTTGTATATCCATGTGTCATTCAACCATACTAAATCAGAATTTCTTTTTCTTTTTAAATCTAATACTTCTTGTTTTTTTAATTTTCTATCCCCATATCCACCAGTTCTTGCCATAACTTCTTTTTGGTTATTAGCATACTTAATAACTTCATCACAAAATCTAGGTGTCAATGCAGATTTAAAATACCAATAATAATTAGATATATTCATAAGTTATTGTTTGCACAAAATTTAAACTATCTTTTTGATTGTTAGTTAAATAATACATACAAGTAGAAGGAAAAATAATAAATTCATTATTATTTAAAGAAATATCCCAACTTCTTCCTTTTCTTCTATTATCTTCATAATATATTCTAACCATACATTTATCAACCTTTATACCATACAAGCAAGTGTAATCTGGTGAGTTCCTTAAATCCACAGGATCTATATTAAGTAAAGGTATTGATGTTTGATTTGGTTTATAAAAATTTCCCCATGTTTTTTTATTAATTAAATTAATATTATATTCTACATTTACATGATCTGTAATAAATGTATTAAGCATATCCCAATTTCTTGAAAATGGAAATGTATGATTATTGATATTAG